TCTGACGGACCCATGTGCACCCGCCTGCCAGCCATATGGCGGGGACGAACTACGCACGTGGTAGGGCGCTTGAGCACAAGGTCGCGAGGGAGCTGAGGGCCAGGGGCTTCATGGTCGTCAGGTCCGCAGGCTCACACGGGCTGGCAGACCTGGTGGCACTGGCTCCATCGAGCACGACCCTCATCCAGTGCAAGCTCGGTCCACGGGGCATGAGCACGGCCGAGATCGAGGAGCTCGTCGGAAAGGCTGCCCAGCTGATCTGCACGGCGTACCTGGTCTGGAAGCGCAGTCCGAGACAGCCGGTGGAGTACGTGCTCCTGGCAGGTCCGGCGACGATCTGCCGTGCTGATTTTCCCGGGATAGGGCGGCATTGCCGGCGAGACGCCTACTTGATCTCCAGGCAGGAGCACCGACGTCCCATGGATGACAGCCGCACGAAGCAAGTCCAGGACCGGACCGTACGCCTGGGCTCGACGGTGCTGACGATCGATCCGCAGTACCTCCACCGGGAACAGCTACGGCTCTCATCGATCGATCGGATCGTCTGGGACCTGGAGGACGGCACCTGCACGAGAGCTGAGGCACTGCTCAGGCTCCAGGACATGGGCATCCGCTCGCTCGTGACGGACTCCGGCCTGGAGCTTCGTTAGCGTGGAGTCAGCCGCTGGCAACGTCGGCATGGTCGCGCTGGCCATCGGGCTCGTGAAGGTGATCGAGCTGCTCGTGAACAGGCTCGTGAAGCCGAAGGCCGCCGAGGACATGACGGCGGTACGTCTGGAGCAGCTGTCGCTCGCACAGACGCAGATCGCCGAGGACCTACGTGCTGTCTCCCAGAACCTGGCGGTCTCGTCGGAGGTGCTGAGGCAGATCCAGGCACGCTGGGACGTGAAGCTCGACAGGATCGAGAGCAACACGCTCCGCTCCAGCATGGGCATCCAGAGCGGGAAGAATGGCGGCCTGTAACCATCAGGACCTCTTCGGCTCCGCCCTCGGTGGCCTCGGCCTGGAGATGCAACGGCAGGTCTGGTACGCGAGGCTCCGCCGCAATGGCTTCATAGACATCGAGGACTCGCTCGGCCGCCTCACCACACGGTCCGGTCCGGCATCGATGGACGAGCCGACGGCCGCCTACTACCGACTCGCCGGCCGCTTCCTGTACTGCTTCGAGTGGCGCAAGGAGCCGCAGCACCACCAGGCGATCTGGGAGCTGCACTCCGATGGGATGACCAACGAGGTCGTCGCAACACGACTGGGCCGTAGCGAGCGAGGCGTCGTCTCCTCGATATCCCGCATCAGGAAGCACTTCTTCCGCATGGACTGGGACCGTGAGGCTCTCGATGGAGATCCGAGGAACGAAGATGGCAAGGCGTAAGGATCCCGCCGGCTACGTCGAGGCACGTGTCTGGGACGTGGTCATGCGCGAGGTCAAGAAGCTCAACAGGCTCTCCCACGAGCGTGCCGAGCCGATCGATAGCAACACGGTCGCCGCCCTCAGGGACGTGACCGAGATCCTGGTCAAGCTCCAGAAGGAGACCCGGGAGCAGGTGCGTGAGGCGAAGAAGGCCTCGAAGGACCTGTCCGACGACGAGCTGAAGGAGCTTGCCGGTGTCCACCGGGAGAAGCTGCCCAGGGGAAAGAACAGATGAGCCAGAGACCGCCTGTCGTGATCCGTGACGCCGCCAGTGGAGACATGAACTTCCTGAAGAACTCGGTGGGCAACTCCCTCCGCTCCTCGCTCGAGGGAACCGCGATGCCGAACGAGGTGTACTGGCCCTTCTACTATCCGATCCTCTGCAGGCGGGTCGTCGACGAGGGCCGTGTCCGCGTGATGGTGCTGCAGGATGACACCGACTCCATCATCGGCTGGATCTCGACCGATCCGCACCATGCCGATGCACTGCACTACGTCTACGTGAAGGAGCCCTTCAGGGGCTTCGGCTTCGCGAGGATGCTCTGTGACGACGCAGGCATCACCGCCAAGTGCAGCTACTCGCTCCGCCACAAGGCCGCACGCAAGCTGGAGGAGCGTTACCCGACCGCGAGGTATCGCCCCATCGTGCTGCTGATGCCGAAGGAGATGGCATGAGCGCCATCTGCCGTGTGGACCTGGTCAGCAACACCGAGACGCTGTTCGAGCCCAACGGCTCCAGCCGACTGCTCCCACGGGACGGACGTGAGGTGGCCCATGTCGATGGAGGTCTCATGCTCACCGTCGACGGACGTACACAGTTCATCCCGATGCATCAGGTGAGGTCGATCCTCTACGCACACACCACGAGCACACCAGTCACTCCCAGCGGGCCTGCGATGGTCAGCCCCATGGATATGCCTCCGGTCCCACCGGTGGCCTCTGAGAGTGACCAGGGCGATCTGGCAGCTGGCCAGGGTCCCAGGCGGAAGCCTGGCCGGGCGAAGGGTGCTTGAGCAGCGGCCTCTCCAAGATAATCACTCCCCGTCTGGCGAACGACCTGTTCAAGGAGCGTTCGAAGCGGAAGCGACAGGCAGGACGGTCGATCGACCGCCTCATCGCACGGCTGTTCGACCGGCAGCGCCTCATCGTCGAGGACAGCTCCAGGCAGATCGCCGGACTCTGCAGCCGACGTGCGGGCAAGACCTTCACGGCCTCGTCCATGCTCCTGATGACGGCACTGCTGCATCCGGGGAGCATCAGCGTCTACGTCGGTGTCGCCAGGAAGTACGCCAAGAACCAGGTCTGGAACGGTGAGGACGGGATCCTCTCGGTCGCTGCCTCCTGCGGCATCGAGGGCAAGGCCAACTCATCGGACCTCCAGTTCACGCTGACCAACGGCTCTGTCATCTGGCTCGTCGGTGTCGATGACGAGCGGCAGGCACACAAGCTCCGAGGCGGCCGCTACCACATCGTCATCGTCGACGAGGCACAGAACTACCGCTCGGACGTGCTCGACCCGCTGCTGGAGGAGGTGCTGCCGGCTGCGCTCTCCGACTACCAGGGCAAGCTCGTGCTCCTCGGTACCCCGGGTGTCGTCGCATCCGGCAAGTTCCACGAGGTCACGAACGGTGCCACCGGCTGGTCCGTCCACCGCTGGACCGTGGTCGACAACGCCTTCTTTCCCGAGGGCCTGAGGCGCTTCCGGGTCGGACTCGCGAGGACCGTTGCCGAGGGCAACCGCCAGGTCATCGACGAGGACATCGAACGCCGTGGGCTCTCCGTCAACAGCCCGGCCGTGCAGCGAGAGTGGTTCGGACAGTGGACTGCCGACGAGGATTACCTGCTCTACAAGCATGACCCCGTCCGTGACTGCTACGAGGAGCTGCCGCCTGCCATCGAGTGGAGCCACGTCATGGGCGTGGACCTCGGCTTCAACGACGCCTTCAGCATCGTGGTCTGGGCCTACAGCATGCAGTGCCGGACTGCCTACCAGGTCCACACCTTCAAGAAGTCCAGGCTCGGTTCCATCGCCCAGATCGAACACATCGCGAGGGTGGCCGAGCGATACGGGCCCGAGTGCATCGTCGTCGACCCTGCGACCGGCGGTAAGAGCGTCATCGAGGACCTGATCGAGCGGCACGGCCTGCCTGTGCAGCACGCACAGAAGGCGGCCAAGGCTGCCACCGTCGAGACCCTGAACGGACAGCTGACCGCCGGACTGCTCAAGGTGCTCGTCGGTGACCCCCTCTCCGAGGAGTGGCTCGGCATCCAGAAGAACCCGATGACCGGGATCGAGATGCCGGGGTCTGAGGACCACGCGTCCGATGCCGCCCTGTACGCCTTCAGGGAGATCCCTCACCACCGGGGTGTCATCGAGGCAGAGCTGCCTGCCTTCGAGGATCCCTTCCGTCAGCTGATCCACGAGAGGGCACGTCGTGCTGAGTCCCTCTCCACCTACGACATGAACCCCGCCAGCCGCTGGTAGGAGCAAGAGCCGATGACCGACGAGGACACTAGGACACTGGAACTGATCGACGAGCTGTCGAAGCGCGGGGTGACCCACTTCCGACGCGGGGACATGGAGGTCCACCTCATCCCCAGCCAGGTCATGAACGGCACGACCGAGGCCTCTGAGCCGAGGACCGCCGACGCCACCACACACCACGGGTACGACGAGGACACCCTCTTCTACTCGGCCCGATAACGGAGCCACCAGATGACCTACGACACCGACCAGTACTGGTACATGGCGGAGGATGACGTGGCCCACCAGGTCACGGCCCATGTCACGGCCCTACGCAGCGACCAGCTCGGTCGGCAGGCGAAGTCGCTGACCCATGCCCGTCTCTACGGGAACTCCGAGATCCAGGGTCTACGGCCTGACAGCTACTCCAAGGTCAGGTCCGACGACAGGCTGAGCCTCAACGTCGTCAAGAGCTGCTGTGACACCGTGATGTCCAAGATCGCGGCCAAGCAGCCCAAGGCCAACTTCCAGACGACCGGCGGTACCTATACCGACGAGCGGAAGGCACGGCTGCTGGACTCCCTTGTGGAGGGTGAGTTCTACGGCATCGGTCTCCGTGAGCTGGCACCGAGGGCATTCCTCGATGCGGCCGTGGATGGGACCGGCCTGGTGAAGTTCTTCGAGAAGGACGGCCGTGTCGCCTGTGAGCGGGTCGCACCGCTTGAGGTGACCGTGGACGACCGCGAGTCGTACATGAACGAGCCGCTCAACATGTTCCAGACCAAGGCCGTCAACAGGCACGTCCTGGCCCACATGTACCCGGGTCACCGTGATGGGCTGCTCTCACCGACGGCGAACCCATCCAACATCCTCGGCACCAGGCTGAGGTCCGACCAGATCGAGGTCACCGAGGCGTGGCACCTCCCAGCCGGTAAGGATGCAGGCGATGGCCGGCACGTGGTGGTCTGCGGGGACCTGGTGCTCCTCGATGAGGAGTGGACCAGGGACACCTTCCCCATCGTCCCCATCAGGTGGTGCACACCGCAGAACGGGTTCTGGGGGACCGGCATCGCCCAGGAGCTGCTCGGCATCCAGTACGAGCTGAACAACTGCCTACGTACGGCACAGCTGTCGATGCGTCTCCATGCGATCCCCAAGTGGCTGCTGCAGCACGGCTCGAAGGTAACCAAGTCGCACCTGGACGACACCATGGGCGGCATCATCGAGTACACTGGCAAGATGCCTGAGCTGCGGACCTTCCAGTCCGTCGCCCCTGAGATCTTCCGGCAGATCGAGGACCTCTACTCGAAGGCCTACCAGATCACCGGCATCTCCTCGCTGTCCGCCCAGGCCCAGAAGCCTGTCGGCCTCAACAGCGGCAAGAGCCTCAGAGAGTTCTACGACATCGAGACCGAGCGGTTCGCCATGGTGGTGAAGCAGTGGGAGCAGTTCTTCCTCGCCTGCGCCCAGCAGGTCGTCTACCTCGCCAAGGACATCGCGACCAGGGAGGGCTCTTACCCGGTGAAGGCACGGACCGGTCGCAAGGTTCAGAAGGTCGACTGGAACGATGTTGACCTCCAGGACGACGACTACGTCCTCCAGATCTACCCGACCAACATGCTGCCCCAGCACCCGGCCGGACGTCTGGAGATGATCCAGGAGCTGATCGGAATGGGAGCACTCGACCAGGCCACGGCCATCAAGCTCCTCGACTTCCCCGACCTGGAGTCAGTGATGTCCCGGAAGAACGCT